ATGGTGGACGGCTTTGACGACGATATGACCCGTTGCCCGTGCTGTGATGGCGAAGGCTATTTTTACCATGGCGACGAACCGAAAAGCCCATGGGGTGACGCGGCCACCATCGCCCGCCTGACCGCAGAGCTTACCCAAGCGCGGGCAGAGGCCGTGGCGGCGTATGAGAGCGCTGTCTGGCAAGTCCGGTCATCAGTTCCGGGGCACATGCTTGTGGGTGATACCGAGCGCATTTGCGATGCCATCCGCGCCCTCGCCACCGAACCCGGCACCACCGCCCTTGCCGAGATCATCCGTCGGGCTGCCGCCGCAGAGACGCGGGCCTGTGCGGAGGTGGCCGCGAATTGGTGGATGAATCCACAATGTGAGCGACCGGACATCGCCATCCTCGCCCGCATCGACCAGCGCAAGGGGGCGGGCGAATGAGCATCCAAATTGATCTGTGGGCAGGAGAGTTACACCAGAGGCTCGCCTCTACCGCTTATACCGATAGCTGGTTGGAGGCGGCAGGTATCATTCAAGAGGCCGTGGAAGCGGGGATGCTCGCAAACGTCGTCCACTCAGATTTCATAGCCCCAGAACATAAACAAAAAGCTGCGCTTGCTGCTATAATCGCCAAGGAACTCCGCCAATGACCACCACCCCAACCGACGCCGCACGGGTAAGCGGCACGATCAAGGCGCTGGATCGCCCCAGCCCAGAAAACTCAACTTGGACCATTTGCCCTGAAACTCTGATCGCCATACGTGACGCTGCTGAGGGCCGGTGCGATGAACTGGACCTTGAGCACGTCGAGGCAATCGCTCTCGCAGTAGAGGCTAGAATCCTCGCCGCGATCCAGCCACACCCCGAGCCGAAAAACCCCGACGACGAGGCTGTTGATCGGTTCGCAGCGGCCATGAAAACCAAGCTGCGGAAAAAGCGCGCCGAAGGACGCAGCGGCTGGGATGGGCCGGAATGCGATGCGAATATCCTGACACGATTACTGCGCGAGCATGTCGAGAAAGGCGATCCACTGGACGTTGGCAATATCTCCATGATGCTGCACCAGCGCGGCGAGCGCATACAGACAGCCCCGGAGCCGCAGCCTGTGGCGTGGATTCACACCATGCACTATGAGCCGGGATGCGGTGAAATGGTGTCAGTGACGCTTGATCCAGATCACCCTTTCGGGGTTCCCGGTAAGGATTTCGGAGCCAGTTACGCAGTGACTTCGCAGCCCCTTTACGCCACCCCGTCCAGCGCGGGCACGGTGAGCGTCGAGGCTGCGATTGGGGCTATTTCAGGGGTTCCAACACTCAGAACTAATATGTTCGGCCCGAAATACATCTTGCGTGACGAGGCCTTTACCGCCCTGCGCGCCCTTGCTGGGGAGGGAGAGCGGTGACGGACGAGCATCACCTTGAGCCAATCAGCACCGTCGAGGTCGCGGCGCTGCTGGTCACCTGCGGCATGTGCGGCAGCGGCGTCCTGATCGAGTATGAGGCATTGGATACCGAGGCCGGTCGCGTGGAGCCAGAGCACGCTTTCGAGGACTGCCCTGAATGCGGGTTCGGCATGGACGCGACCGCCGCAACATTCTCGGCAATGCTGGCTGCGCGGGAGGGAGAGCGGTGAGCGAGATTGCTGAACCATACCGGACCATGTTCCGCAACGCCAAGATCCAGATCGCTATCAGGGAAGCCACGCAGCCGCACTATTCACGGATCATGGGACTGTTCATAAATGGAGAACACACGCCAATGACCCGCGATGATGTTGCCCGCGATTTCGGCGAGGCCGCTGCCACGAAATGGGAAGGCATCCGGGCCGCGATCGCTGAGTTCCTGGACGCGACAGAATGACCGCGCCAGCCCGCTACGGCAACCGGCGCGTGCCGAAGATGCTGGCCGAGATCAACGCCCTTCGCCGCGTCATTGCGGCCGAGGGCACGCCGAACATCCAAGACGCTTGGGACAAGGTCGAAGAGCATATCGACTTTGCCTATGGGCGGGTGGCACAGGGTACAACCAGAGGTGGTTCACCTGATTCCGACGGCTAGATATGTGTCAATTTGCGCAATAAATAGCTCAACAAACCTTCCATTTGTCTATCCATTTAGGCAGCTTCCTCAGCGCTAGATATGCGGGTTATACCTTAGTCGTAGTTGTAACGATCTAGTTGTTTTATTCAGTGCCGTGGTAACGAGTCGGCAGTGGACTACGCCTAAGAAACGCGTTTCAACTGACCGGCTTGTGTCTGCTGTCTGCGTAAGCCGGTCAGCCAAATCCGCCTTCACATTTCCGACACACCCGCCATAGAAGCCGCGCTTCAGGTTCCCTAACCTACGAGCGTGACCAGGTGCGGTATTGGCTTCCGCTGCGACGGCCGATGCACCGAGAGGATCTTTGTCGAAGTTAGCGCGCATCGAGGTACCGCCGCGTCAAAGAAGTCACAGCGAAGCTTCTTCAAATCCCGTTCCCTGAAAATCCATACAAATCAACGGACATATCTTGCATATTGATAATGTCTATATTAGTCCTCCCCCATCTGTCTGACTAATTGAAAGAGCTACGATGGTTGACAAAACGATAGATGCAAACGTCTTTGGATCATTTTACGAGAACGTGGGCAATAACGGCTCGGATGATCGTGTCACGGTAAATATTGGGCCCAACTTTAGTGGAACAATTACGGTTGACTCACAGCCTAGCGACGGCGAATACGACAGCACGATCATTAACATCCCCGAGGGCTGGACCCTCAAGATCGTAAACATTAACGAGGATAGCAGTACAGAGAACCCTTCCTACAAGGATTTCTCATACGAAGTCCTCAATGCAGATGGTCAGTCGGTCGGTACGTTGAGCATCCGCGCGAACAATATCCAGGGTGCGCCTTGTTTTGTGACGGGAACCCTGATCGAAACCTCAAGTGGTGCCGTCCCAGTTGAAGCAATCGCGGTTGGCCAGCACGTATGGACAAAAGATCGCGGTCTGCAGGAAGTTAGATGGATTGGTCGCCGACACATTTCCACGCAGTCGCTTGCTGCATGCCCAGACCTGCTGCCGATTCGTATTCAGGCTGGAGCGCTCGGTAACAACACCCCCACTTCTGACCTGCTGGTTTCCCCGCAACACCGCATCTTGGTTCGCTCCCAGATTGCTCAAAAGCTCTTTGCAACTGACGAGGTGCTCGTAGCCGCGAAGCAGCTACTGCAGGTCCAGGGCATCGATATCGCGAAAGATCTTAACGAGGTGGAATACTTCCACATTTTGTTCGAAAATCACGAGGTCGTTCTTTCCAACGGCGCCGAAACCGAGTCACTGTATACCGGTCCAGAGGCTCTCAAGCTCGTTGGCCCCGCTGCTCGTGCCGAGATTTTCAAGCTTTTCCCAGAGCTTGAAGACCGCGATTACACAACCGCCCCTGCGCGCCAGCTGTTGTCCGGCCGACAAGCTCGGAAGCTTGCTGTTCGCCATGTGCAACACGATAAACCTTTAGTCATGTAAAAGATGTTGAAGATGGGCCGCAGTCGCGGCCCATCTTTAGTCGAAAGCGCCGGCCCGCCCCAGCACACCGGACAGCTGATCCAGCCCCGCTCCTTTCGCAATTTCCTGCAGCTTGGCCTTCGCCAGATTTCCCAGCACCTCTGCCCGCGCATCAAGGCAGATCACCGCGTCGGGCACGCTGATCTGGACGTGCCGCAGGATCTGGTTGATGGCCTCTTGCCCGGTCAATCCGCGCTGAAGCGCCAGGCGCGCGCCGGTCATCAGGGCCGAGTGCAGCGCATCGCGATGCTTGGCCTCGATGTCGATGCCCCATTTCTTGCGGGCGGTATTGGCCGCCCAGCCCAGCATCGAGGCAAGCAGAATGCTGATGATTTCGAGGACATGCGGCATCACCGCTGCTTTGATGAGATCCATGATCAGTTTCCTTTGAGGAATGCCGCACAGGCAATGTGAATGGCGCTGGCTAGGGCCGCGAAATGGCGATCGGCAGCAGCGCAGTCGCTGGGATTCGAGCCGAAATAAGGTTCCAACAGGACGGCGGGCGCCCGGCCTTGGCACAGACTTTCCCCGCCACGCTCACCGCGCTTGCGCGTAACCAACCCGCGATCACGCAGGCCAAGCGTGCTGACCATGGCTGGCTGGATCAGCTTTGCCAGGCGCAGGCTGCCCGTGGTGCCTGAGGTAAGGGTTTCCGTACCCGTAGCCGATCGCACGGCCGCACTGTTGAAGTGTAGCTCGATCGAGGCATCCGCGCCCCAGTCATTGACCTCGGCATAGGCCTGCCGGATCTCGGTGGTGTAGCTCGGCACAACTGGGCGGCGGAACACGCGGAAGAGTGCGGGTTCCTGGGCGAATATCTGATTGGCCAGATCCGTCATCCAGTCATATTCGCTGCGCCCGTCCGTGACGCGCACAGCACCTTGCGATCGAGCGTTATGCCCGATCACCAAAGCAATCTTGCCCATGGTCTCTCCTTGAAATGAAAAACCCCGCACGATGGCGGGGTGATGTGGTAAAATGGGGGACGGCTCGCGCCTTCTGATGAAGGATCCGTCGCAGGCCGGCGGCCCCTGTCTGGTTGCGCAAGATCACGGCGGGGGCCAGTCAGAGCATAGAATGACTGAGCGTTTCGCCCAATTATTGGAGCAGTCTTGCCAATAGGCCTCCTCAGAAATGAAATAACCGCACGACGGCCAAACTGTGTGGTACGCTTTAATTGGCCTGAGTCGTCTCCGTTGGGACGACGCGGCTACCGGCCCCGTCAACATGCGCAAAGTTATCTACGGGGTCGGTCAGCGCATCATCATCCAAGCCACGACGACACATCCCGCCATAATCACGCGCACCAAGCAGGCGCGCAATGGGCAGCTAACTTCTGGTCTTGGGTCACGGATTATCACGGGGCAACCTCCCCCCTCTGATGCGATGCAGAAGCACCTCGAATATGGCCGCGCCAAGCGAGCCGGTCAGATAGGCGGCCGTCCCTCCCGCTGCCCATTCAGGGGCGTTGAGCGTGCCGGGTGGCAAGCCGAGCCAGTGGCCGACCAGCGGCGCAGCAAGCCCCCCGAGGCCAGCCGCGATGGCGGCCCCAATGGCAATGTGCCGGATGGCCTCCAGCGCCGTGACCTTGATCACCAGCGCATTCGTCGCCCCACCCAAGCCGCCCCAGAGCGCGGCACCCAGCACAGGAATCGCGACGATGGCCGCCTTGATCGAGGCCCAGATCGGTATCGGATCGTCTGTCATTGCGCCTCCTGCGCATGAAAAAGCCCGCCAGAGGCGGGCCGGTGTTAGATGTCAGCCTTAAATCTGCAAAAAATCAGCATGCCTCCTCGGTCAACATCGCTACGATCCCACGAGCCAAACCTGCATCATCGTCGCTTAATTCGTAATCTTTGAACTTGATGATCGTCCCTTCGTCAGCAGGGATATCATACACGCCCTTGCCCCCAAAGTTTGCTCGCATGAGAACCATCGTTTGATGGGCAAATCTGTTTTGCATAGACATAGCAACCTTAACGGGTGCATCGGCAGGAAGCGTCTTGATCTCAACCGCGCATTTACCTGCGGAAGGACTTACGAAAGTAATGCATGATATGATGGTGCCCTCTTGGGTGTTCGGAACGAACTCAACAGGACCGTCTCGCAGGTCATGATAATCGTAAGATATGATGCTATTCGTAAAGTTGCGCCGCGCACTTCCCGAAAAATCAGTCCTAATCTGCGGCGCAAAGCCGTCGCGGACATATATGCCGAAGATCTCACGAGGAAGTCGCAGACCACGCAGCGCCTCTTGAGCAATCCGCGATGCTATGAGTTTGACGATTTTGCCATCTCTCCGGTAATGGCTCGGGTCGCTATAGAACTTAGGGTCAAGAAACTTCGTGTTGAACAGAGCCCGCAGATCATTCGGAATATCGATGAGGTCGATACCGTATGCAGAGCAAAGATGATGAATCTTTGCGCGATACGCGGATGGTCTCACAGCGTTATCAGACGGCTTATTTGCCAAAATAATGGGCAACACCCTGCAACCCTTGGCCTGACAGTGTCGAATGACATATTCAAGATTGCGCAGGAACCATGAGTCCGGGCGAGAATTCAGAGAAAATGCGTCATTGAGCGCATATTCCCAGATGACGATGTCATCCTTTCTCAGATCATCGAAGGAAAGGAGGCGAAACAAGCCCATCGCAGAGTTCGTGTCTCCGATCCCGAGGTTCACAACCGTAGCACCGGGCAGGTAAGCATCGATATATGCAAGGTAGCCGCCCTTCATGAGCGTGTTGGAACCACCGACTGCCACAAACCGCATTTTAATACCTCGAGTGAAATGCCTTGCGGAAGTGGCTATACTGACGGCGTCACCGCCGCCAGCCATAACAGGTTCGGTTGCGCTTTAAGCCAGCGCCGCCCCTGTGATCTTGGGTCGAACATAGCCGTCCGAATGCCCCTCGAAAAACAGGCGCTCCATGCCCACCCTTGCAACGGTTCCGCCGGGGACGGTCTCGACTATAACCGCCCCAAGCGGAGCCCACCGCGACAGGTCGATCACATCATTGGCCCCGAGTCCGTAGATCGTAGACATCTGCCCTGTGCGATAGGCGTGGAAGGTATTGACGCCCGTGTTGCCAGTCGCGCGATCCACACCACCATCGAGGTGGAACACGTCGTTCCCCGCGCCGCCGTTCATGATATCGTTCCCCGGTCCGCCGAACAGCGTGTCATTGCCGTCGCCACCTGACAGGCTGTCGTCACCATCATCACCATACAGGCGATCATTGCCGGTGCCGCCGATAATGGTGTCATTACCAGTCCCGCCATAGCCGATACTGCCATTGGCATTACCAAGGGTGATGTGATCATCACCTTCATCACCGTAAACAATCGTTTTGCCCTGCGCGGCTGAGAACCGATCATTGCCAGGGCCGAGGTAGACGGTGATATCCGTATTCCAGCCGGCCGCATTGATCGTGTTGTCCTCGTCGTTGGCGTGAAGCGTGTATTTCCTCACGGGATTGGTGGTGCCCATGATGCGATAGTCTTTGACATGAGCAGGCATCCGCATGATCTCATTTTCGACCATCCCATTGCGGTACTGCATATTGCTCCATGGGTTACGACCCTTTTCATGCAGGTTGGACAGCGCGACGATCGAGGTTGCAACCGGCACCTCGGTAGGGATCGTTCCGAGATAAGATTGCAGATGCGACGGGCGCGACACGTCAATTGCCTGTTCAACAATCAGCATGCCCCAGTCATAGGCCGTGGCAATCGCCAGATCGCGCTTGGCAGCAAAGTCGGGATCGCTGCCCCAAAGGTTGGTAAAGCCCCAAGGATCATTGCCAGCATCGTACATCTCAGCGGAGCCATCGCTATAGAGCGTGATCCGTTTGAGATCCTGATCGATCATGGAAATCGAACCGTACCAGAAGGTCGGCACGGGGGCATGAGTAGCCGAAGGGTCGCCCTCAATGAACGGGCGCAGGCTGACCCCGCGATGGTCCACGGGCTTTGCCACACCAGCATAGTCCAAAATGGTTGCGCCAAGGTCGAGATGGCTAACTGGCGTCGTGACGAGCTGGGGTGTCTGACCAGGGATGCGGATCACCATCGGGGCGCGTGTCGCCTGTTCGTACAAGGTAAACTTGCCGTGCTGATTATGGTCGATGAGATGGAAGCCATGATCGGAATAGAAGGTGACAATGGTGTTGTCAGCAAAGGGACTGGCGGCCAGGGCTGCCAAGAGGCGACCGAGCATTGCGTCCATGAACAGCGCCCCTGCCGCATAATTGCGGATGGTCTGGCGCACCAAAAGCCAATCCGCCGCCGTCCATTGCGTCGGATCAGGATTGGTCTTGATGATTTCCGTGCTGAACTGGCGCACGTAATCTTTGGCAAACTGGCTGACATCCCAGATTTTCACCCACTCGCTTTCAACCCCGATGCTTTCGAGCGGCACCATGTTGAAATACTTGATCGGCGCTTCCTTGGGGTCATGGGGCCGATAGAAACCGACGCCACAAAACCACGGCTTTGCGCCCGAATAGCTGTTCAAAAATCCGATAGCGCGGGACGCACATTTATAATCGTAAAACTCCGGTTCATAGGAGTCTGGCCAGCTCGCAGAAGACGCCCCCTCGCCCTTATAGCCGCCCATATCCGTTGCAGCGGCTGGATCAGGCCAGGTTTGGTGGAAGGTGTAGCGATCATCGTCCCAAAGAACGTCGTAAACCCATTGCGGCTCTGGCGGCGGATACGGACCGCCACCGTGGAAGATCTTGCCCTGCGTGACCATGTGATAGCCCGCCTCACGCAAGCGGTAGATCCAGAGATGCTCTGGCCGGACGATATCTTTCCAGCCTGCCTGAAAATCAAAGCTCTTTGTGGCGGCGGGACTTAGGCCCGTCATCATCGCCGTCCGCGCCGGTTCGCAGATCGGTACCGCGCAATAGGCGCGCTGGAAGTCTGTGCCCGACCCCATGAGGGCTTCAAGGTTGGGCAGGCTGAAACCAGCGATCAGCGGCTTGAGCATGCCATGGAGATGGCAGAGGTCATCCACAGCCACGAATAAGATATTTGGCTTAGGCATAATCAGACCCCCACACCATAGGACTTCGCGGCATAGCCATTGATCTCTGCCAACAGCTCAGGCTGCGCAAACACGTCACCATCGATGTTCCAGAGATCCATTACGGGACCAAGGCCAGCATCCGGTGGAGATGCGCGCAGGATATTGAGGTAAAAGTTGGCGGCAATGCGGGTTTCTGGGCTGCTCAACGTCAAGGGTAGTGAGACATCTGCTACCGTGAGGCCGCCGTTGATCGTCGCCTTGAAGACCAGCGGCCCTCCTGCGAGCACGGCACTAAGGTCCAGATAGAGCCCGTAAACAAAGGGCACGCCAACAGGTGCGCGCGGACTGTTCGGGATGGCATAAGCATTGTTCTGCCCTGGCCCATATACGGCTAGGGTTTGGTTTGGTCCGGTCCCGATCGGGGCAGGACGAATGCGAAAATCGCTTGTGAGATTATTCCCGCCGAAGCTCAGCCCCCAGGGCTCATAGCCAATCGCATCAATGCGCTGGATCGACACCATGGAAAACTTCAGCGATGCGGGCGCCGGGATGCGCCCTTCGATATATGGCGTCGTAGTTTCGCCGTTGCCGCGTGGGAAGTTGAACCCATACGCGTCTTCCGTCACCAGCGCGCCGACCGCCTTCAGGCCGATACTGCCTTTGCGTGGGCGCAGGGTCAGGCCATTGAAGGCTTCGCGGTTGAGCGTCCACCAGTCTTTGACCGAGGTGAAGCGTCCAATATTGAACGAGGCCTGCGGAATGTCGCTGGGGACCGGCAGGATTTTGGGAATGGTGATGAGAGCCATGTGGCAGATCCTTATGCAGCGAAAACGGGGACGCGGTTGGAGAGGGCATAGCGGTAGAGATCGCCGCCATGCCGTGAGGGTTGGGTCCAGCCATCGGTGATGGAGCCGCGATTGGCGGCATAGCCGTCGCCGGGGTCGCCGGTCTGGCCATAGGCATAATCCAGATGCAGATCCGTGCCGGTCGGCGCGGTGGACAATGTGATGGTGGCCAGTAGACCGGCTATGGTGACGCTAGAGATGCTGGCGGCATCTCCGCGCAGGGCGAAGCCGTGATTGGCCGGGTCGCGCAGATCAAGACTGTTGGTCAGGCTGGAGAAGCGCGCGGTAATGGTGCTGCCACTGATCGTGGCGCTTTCTAGCGATGGGGGATACCAGCGTTGCCCCGACAGCACGGTGGTGGCTGCGAGATTTTGCAACTCTGCAATCTTCAGCGCCGCCTCTGGCGTGTGCAGGCCAAGCATGCCGGGCACCAAGGCGAACGGATAGCGCGGGGTGGCGCAGACCATGCGCAGCGACCAATGCTCCCAGTGCAGGCGACCCTCGGCCAGTGCCACATTGCTGATGCCGTTGGCGCGATCGCCAAAGCTCTGCGTGATCACGACCACGGGCAGCGCGCCTTGCCCCGCCTCGGTGCCGAGTTCCATCGCGAGATCCTGCCCCACACCGGCATAATGCAGATCGGCGGCACGCTGAGAGATTGTCCGGTCCCCCTCCAGCAACGACAGGTGGATGCGGTCGATATAGAGCGATTTACCGAATGCAGCGGCGCTGGCCTTGGCGGCTGCGACCTTGGCCTTGATCGAGGCGCGAAAACTCGATCCCGGCAGCGCATCGGCTTCCACCGTCGAACCAATAGGCTCCGACAGAGCAAAGACCGAATAGAGCGGCTTGTGGGCAGCATCCGACGCCATCAGGAACTCAACCGCCGCGCGTTGTGCATCGAGGCCGTCGTCAGCGGCCAGAAGATCTGCGCCGAGAGCATGCCAGGGGTAGTCGTTGCCGGGCGTCTGCACATAGGTCGTGCCACCACCAAAGCTAATGATGCCAAGCGCCGGATCGGGCGTCTGGGCAATCGCGCGGGCCTGATCGTTGATCACACGCTGCTCAAAGCCGATCATGCGCGTAGGCCATTTGGCCGCGTCCATGTAGCGGATGACCTCGCCAGACTGGATCGCCATATAGGGCTGCACGCCCGTGACCGGATCGACGAATTCGACGCTCGACCGCGGCTGCGGGCCCTCACCGCCCTGGTCGATCCACCAGGGCCTTCCAGTTGCACGGTCAAAGCCCATGAATGGGGTGCCTGCCAGATCATCACCCACGACATAGATATCGTCGCCAGGATAGACGCGGGCATCGATATCCCAGCCATAAAGCCAAGCCTTCCCGGCCTCATACGGCAGGCCGAGAACCGGGACGCCATTGGCCGCGTCTATCAATGCCGCCATCTCATCGCCGGGATAGCGTGGCATCGCGCCCGCGCTGAGATCGAGGCCGAACGGAAACCAGCCGCGCCCATCGGGTGCAATCCCCGCGATCAGGCGGCGCACCACATCCACCGCCAGACCTTGGATGCCGGACGGCTCATCGCCCGGATAGCGCGTGGCGCCGAGATCCGCCGCAGTTGGCCGGACAGCATCGCCATTGGCGCGCGCCTCAGTTTCGGCAGCCATTGCAACAAGACGCGCGTCAGCCTCAGCGGATATTGCCGCCTCACGCGCCTCGATCTCTGCCCCTAGCTCTCCCGGAGACACCCCGCCGGTTGGCAGCGTTCCGCCTGTAAAAAACAGCGCCTTGCTATTGTCGTAAACGCTCACGGGGTGATCTCCTGATCCACGATGATCTGGCCGGTGATGGTGCGCAGGACGCGCGCCCCGGTCGAAAACTTGATGTCGATGTGATGGGCGCCGAGGGGCAACTGCGCTGTCAGACCGGCCGACATGGCCAGTTCGACCGCGCCCGAGGTCGCGGGGGCGATCTTGCTCACGGTAAGGTTGCGCCGCTGGCCGTCCGGACCGAGCAGGGCCGAGCTGATGGTGACGCCCGCATGGCTGATCGGGCGATTGTTGCGATCAAGCCAGATGAACGGCAGGTTCAGCGTATCACCGCGCTTGATGCGCACGGCGCTGGCTGCATCGGTCGGGATACTGACGGCCGCCAAGGAGATGAGCGTGCCCGTCGCTTCAGCCGAGACCACGATATCCGGCAGAGGCGAGACAAGAACCCGATTGTGCGCCGCAGAAAAGTATTCAACCGAGACGGCATAGGGAAAGCCCTCGGCCTCGCCCTGCAGCGCAACCGAGATCGCGCCCGCCGTAATCGGCACCGCGATCGGTGCGGGCACAACCACGGATCCAGCCAAGCGAGCGCGGCGCGCGGTAAAAATCACCCGCCCATGCTGAGGATTGGACCCGTCCGGCAAAAGGACGGGACCGCTAATGGTCGTTGGCATGATTGCTCCTGAAAGGTCAGATCACCGCAGCGCTGAGAGGCCCGCTGCGCGGCCCGGCTCTGCCAGATGGGTTGATGGGTTCGGCCCAGTACCAATAGGTTCCCGCAGCCAGACCGGTATCGGTCCAGCTCTCATCGATATTGGCTGAGCCATATTCGGTGTGGACAACCATGGCGTCGGCAAAGACGGCCGAGGGCCCGCGATAGATGCGGGCGGCGTTGTATTTCGGGCTGTTTGGCGTCCCGAAGCTGATTAGTGCCTGGCCGGATCCGCCCGTAACGTCAAAGCCGATCAGGGCCGGAGGCACAGCGGTGTCGGCAATGGCCTGCACCGTGAGGGGCAAAGACCAGTCCGAATACTTTCCCGACCTGCCGTTGCGGATCTGCCATTCGTAAAATTCGCCGTCCAGAAGCCCGGATTGCTGATGGCGCGCCGATCCTTTTGGCACATCCACGACCTGCCATTGCTCAGAGCCTGCCACCGAGAAGCGCAGCTGCTGCGTATAGCTGCCGTCATCGGCAACCCAAGTGGCGATCAGGGTGGCCGCGCCCGAGGTTGACGGGCCCGCGACCACGTTGAACCCATCCACGGGATCGATCACCGCATCGCTATCGAGCTTGCTATAGACCGGACGCGACGGAAATTCGTCAGCACCGACGAGCCAGTCACCCGGCTCGGTCGAGGCACCCTCGAAGGACCAGGTCATCCAGCTCTCACCCAAGGCCAGCTTTTTGATCTGGACCGCGAAACTGATGCCGCTGGCTGGATCATCAAAGCGCACGAAACGCTTGCCGCGTAGCTCAATGCCGACAAATTTCAGGGTGCCGCTGATCTGGTAGCGGGCATTGTCCGAGGCTTCCGCCAGCTTGGCGATCGCGATGGCCTGGTGATGAGACGAGATCAGCGGGGCCTTGATCTCCTTTCGCGCGCGCCCGTCGCGCCGATTCCACGTCCCTGACGGGGTTTCGCGAAAGTCATTGGCGGGCTCGATGTAGCGGGTGACATATTGTGCCGCCGCATCGATGTCTTTCGTTTCGGTCAGGGTGTAGGTCAGGAAGTCTGCGGGCGTCAGGGTCAGCTCGGGCTCCATCCAGCGACCCGCGAAGAAACCAACCTTGCCACTATCCGTCTCATAAAACATGCCAGCTGCAGCGGTCAGAAACTGCGCGCGCACATCGGCATCGGTCATGTCGGAGGTGAACAGACCATCCGCGCGCCAGCGGGGCCGGGTCGAGCCTTCGCCATTGGGCACCTGCTGGTCGCAGACATCGGCCTCGAGCGCGACCAGATCCCAATCGACGCTGACGCCCTGATAGTTGTTCAGCTCATGCGCAAAGCACAAAGCCCAATTTCGGGTATAACCGCGCGTGCCGGTGCGCGGATCATAGATATTATCATTGCCCTCAACCACGGGCGCGATGACCGGCTTGCCGTTCGGATAGATCTCGTTGAAGTTCTCATCCTCGAGGCGTTTGGCGCGCGCCACGACATAAGCGAGCCCAGCCATATCATGCTGCGCCGTCCATTCCGGGACTGAGGACACCAACAGCGCATCCGCCGCCTGATCCATCGTACCGCGATGAAACCGCAGCCCAACATCACCTGCAGGGTCATAAGGCTTTTGCACGACAAAATCATTGGCGTTGAGCGTGACCGCGCGATCATCGACATACCATTGCAGCAAGCCCTTAATGCGGTGCGCGGCCAGGATCACCGTATAGACCCGATACTCGCGCTTGCGACCCTTGCCCGGGAAATCGGGCACGCGGGTGAACTTGGTCATGCCAATCGGCCCGCCGGTGCGCACCACCCCATAGAGACGCGTCATATAACTGACCGGCTGTTGCGGGTTGTAATTGGTCGCCGGGAAGTCCGGTTGCTTGACCGGCATGAGCATCTGATAGGCGATCCCCACGAGCGTGGCGACACCGACGGTCACCGCCATAGCGGCAAAGCCGCCCGCAGCGATCAGACCTGCATTGATCAGCGCTGTAGCTGCCGCCTGCCCTGCCCACATGCCCGCGATCGACACGACCAGACCCGCGATAGGGCCAGCCTCCGAGGGCTGCGCCAGCAGCATCAGGGCAAGCGCGACAAGCGCGATTTTAAGGCGCATAGCCCACCCCCCAGATTCGAAGAACAGCGGGCACCAGGCGCGGGTCATAAAACGTCACCCCGCCCTCATCCTTGCTGGCCCAGCCATGTGAGCCTGCCCAAACCGCGCCAAAATGCTCATATTGCCCAAAGCTCAGGATCGCGATGTCGCCCGGCGCGGCACGCGCCACGACCGACAGCCCCGCCACGCCCTCAAAGCAGCGCGACGTGATCCCCAGCGGCTCGCGCAAAAACCCGGTCTCGCGCTGACAAGAGCTGCGATCGTGATAGGTCATGCGGACATCTGCCATCGGGTCGGGCCAGCCCTGCGCAAGGCACCAATCTGCCAGCGAAAGCACGCAATCCATGCGCCCCCATTCCCATGGCGTGATCCGCCATCGGTTCAACTCTGCGTAAAGGGGGCTGATCATCCGAATAACGGCTCATCGTTTTCGACCTCTTGCGGCATGTATTGCAGGCTGGGATTGGCCCGCCCGATCAAAGCTGCATGGTCTTGGGTGTTATAGATCAGGCGCGGCTGGTGGTTGCCGGTCGCGCCTATGCTTTCGTATGTGAGCGTGATCGAACGCTGCGACGGTCCATCGACCCGAAACGACAGGCATGTTTGAAGGCGGGTTGCGAGGAGCACGGGCGGCTCAACCGGCGCGCCGACCTCGGAGAGGTCATGGAACGGCTGCGCGTAGAAGCGCACCGGGCGATCATAAATGTAGGCAAGCCCCAGCTGCTTCATCTTCGCGACCACATCCGGCCCATCAGGATCTTGCAGATAGGTAAAGGTCAGACTGCCGCTCGGCGCGCTGTCATTCATCAGCACTTCGATCTCCGGCACATTGAGCAAGGTCGAGCCGAGCCAAACCCGCTTGTTCACATCGACAAAGCGCCCATCCATCCCGAGGATGAACCGAAACACGCCCTCGCTGGTGTTGATCTCAGCCAGGCGCAGGATGCCGATGACCTCGGCGCGGGGCTCGATCATGGTCGCGTGATCCATTCTGCAAAGGAAAGCTCCGGGGTGGACAATCCATCCACCCCAAAAGCGGGATTGCCCATCAGGTCATCGGTCGCGCGAAAGAGACCATGGGCGCAGAGATTGACGACCGCCCCGGCCGCCGCCGCGCGCCGCAGGGGCATTTCGATGGTCAGGCGCCAATTGCTCCCCGCCCGCACCCGGCCGACGACGATATAGGGCCAATCGGCGATCGAGATGAAACTGCCCTCGCGCGCGGGATAGAATGGTTCCGTCACCGTGATCTGGACGGCCCCGGCAGCGGCATTGCTCGCCAGGACCGCCGTGGGGCCATCGCCATAATCGCCGTGCAGGGGCTGACCGAGGCTGTCGCTTTGACCATAAGGGGTGGGCACACCGTCGCGCTCGAGGAAAGGCACGCGGTAGACATTGACCCGCCCGCGTGCCCGCGCCCGTGTCGCCCGCCAGAGGCGCAGCGCCTCGCCCTCGAGGACGAGCTGCGGCGAACCAATCCACCTCGGGAAGGGCGAGGCAAAGATCTGCTCTCCACCATCCACGCCCTCACCCGCCGATTGCGAGCGCCAATCGATCTGCCAATCGCAATTGAGCACCCGCATGACGCCATGCGGGATCGTGATGACAGTATTGACCATAGTCAGGGTATCCTTCGCCTTTGCTGATCCGCAATGATATTGGGCATGACTTTTTGCTGGGCACGGGCCGAAACCCCATCCCAGATCCGTGAGCGCTGATCGACATATTGCGTCACATTGCCATTGCGCGGGTCGATACCGACCCGAACATCCACGACCTGAGGTTCGGCACGGGCGCGATCGACAAGGCGCTTGGACAAGTCATGCGGCAAGACATCCGCGCCAGACGGCAAGGACACGATTTCGCCGCCGCGCTCGTTGATCCGCGCCATCCCGCCCCGGAAGTTTTTAACCCCCGTTGCAAAAGCAGGCACAGCCGGAAGCCCGGCTCCACGCAGCGCGCCGGCCAGCACATCACCGCGACCCCGGATCAGGTTGCCGAGGCCGCTCAGGGAAAACCCACCCCCGCCGCCGAAGCTGGCGAAAGCGTTGTCCCACATCGCCGCTGCCTTCATCTCCAAGAGCTTGGTGATGATATTGGTCAGCGCATCCTTGATGCTCATGGCCCCCGACGCGACACTTTTGAATGTGTCTTTCATCGTGTCGCGCCAGTCCTTGGCCCGCTCATTGGCGGTTTCCATGGTTTTATTCTGCCGGGTCAGAGCCGCAATTTGCTGGCCTGTGGCGCTGGTGGCCGAGACCTGCGCCTCACGAATGTTTTCCCAGACCGCCACTTCAGTGTCGGAAAGGCCGAACGTGCCTTTCAGCTTCTCGTTTTCCTCGCGCAGACGCTTCATGACTTCTTGCAGCGGGGTCAGCTTTTCGGCTGCGGCTTTTGCAGATTTTCCAGCCTTATCAGCAGCACCCGCAACACCGCCGCCACCGCCCCCTCCACCAAGGCTTGTCGCCGCCTCATCTGCACTTTCTGCGACCGCAGCATTCAACGCCGCCAAAGATTCAAGCGGTGCCGTCGCCCCTTGCCACGCCGCGGTCATCCGCCCCGAGGCAGCCTCAGCCGCATCGGAAGCCTCAGAAGCGCCCCGGCTGAGACCGGCGATAGCATCTTGAAACGGCTCTTCCTCACTGAGCGCGGTGCCCAAAACCGCGTTCATCCCGCGTGCGATCGATGAAATGAACCAGGCGAAATTCGCCAGCATGTCATGAAGTCCGCCCAGAAAAACGCTCTTCATGGTTTGGACACCCGCCGAGACCGCAGCGGGAACGATATCGAAGGCCATCCCGATCCGGTCGAAGATCTCGACCGCGACATCCTTCAGCAGACGGAAAGCCTTGCCGACCCCACCCACCTTGCTGATCAGATCGATCAGCTTGCCAATAAGATATCCGGCCCCAACGACCAGAACCCCGATCCCGGTTGCGAGGATCGCCGCGCGCAGGAAACCGAATGCGACCGAGAGGCCTTTGACCGCGACGCTGGCCAGCGCCGCCGCGCGAGACTGCGCCCCAAGCGCCATCTCCAGCGCTATCGACTGGGCAACAAAGGCGACCATCGCCCGAACTGACGACACGCCAATCGCCACCGCGTATTTCGTGGTGAAGGCCAAGGCGACAACGATGACGACGCCCGCCAATGTGCGCAGAGCTTCCGAAATCGTGGCAGCATGCTGGTGAAAGAAAGTCGCAGCTGCCGTCACCGCAGCCGCCAGAACCTTGATCACCGGGACCGCTTGGGCCCCGATTGTGTTTTTCATGCCCTCGACCGCCATCCGCATATCGGAGATTGCGGTCTTCCCTTCTTTCAGCGAGGCCAACATGGGCCCGCTCATGATTGCCCCCATGCGTTGAGCGCGATCACCATATTCCTTCATCAGCGACCCGCCGTCCTTCAGGAGCGGCAAGAGGAGCGTACTGTCAGAGGCCATTGCCTCCATGTAGAAGGTAAAATCCTGCTGGTTGACGTTGGCCTTTTGCAGCGAGGACACATAGAGCTGCAAGGCATCTGCGCCCGAGAGGTTGCGGAACTGCTGTGCGGTGACCCCGACTTTGGGGCCGATTTTTTCGAAGAAATCCTTCATCGGTCCGCCGCCGGTCTGGACGAAATCCCCAACCCGGTCATTCACATCCTTGAGGATATCCGCGAGCTTTTCTTGCTCGATCCCGACCGATTTCGCGCCAGCACCCCAGCGCTGAAACTGATCGGGCAAGGTGTTTGCGACCTGCGAAAGCCGCTCGATCTCGGCGCCTGCCTGCACTGCGCCCACGCCCATGGCAGTCATGGCTGTCCCCATGGACGCCACCAGACCAGCCGCAATCTTTCCTGCTGATGCGGCAAAGCGCGACAACTTGCTGCTGGACTGACCAAGCCCACGCGAGAACTGGGCGCTATCCAGCCCCAGATTGACGCGCAGCGCGCCGATAACCGATGCGACCATGCTCCATCCCCAAACCTAAGAAAAAGGCCGGACCCGCTACGGCCCGGCACGTCGGGCCAAGGCCCGGTCGATCTTGTCCCACTCTGCGTGGAACTGTTGTGCGCGCTCAGCCGGGTCGGGCTTTTCGCCGATGAACTGCTCGAGCGTCGGCGACTTTTCGAGATAGGGCAGCATCGCCCCCATCCAGACCAGCTCGCGCGCCCGCTTTTCGCGCAGCGCAGCGCCGTCCAGTTCAAGGAAAAGCAACCGAGGGGTCAGATCCCAGAAGCGCGCCGGGTCAAGCCCGGCCAGCATATAAGCCTGATGGGCGGCCCCGATATCTAGCGCCGTTTTTTCGGGGCCGTGGCCTTTCCCGCAGGCACGGCCTCAACGTCCGGGCTGCTGCCATTCATCAACAAATTGAAGGCTCCCTCATTTCCAGCGATCAGGTCATCGACAAGCCAGCGATCTGCCTCATCAGGATGGTAGCGCTGCAAGGCTCCGAGGAATGTATCCTGCACGATCTTCAGCGGCGGCATCCAATTGGGCGGCGCACCTTCCGGCGGCTCCAATCGCTCGAGGAAATCGGCCCCGTGCTGATCCTGCAGATCGGCCAGAACGCTCATGCCGAGAAACAGACGATAATTTTTGCCGCCTGCTTTGAGGACAACTTCACCACGAATGCTTGCCATGATCAGGGCCCTACCGGCGGAAGGGGCCGCGGATCAGGCGTCACCCGGTTAAAGATTTTGAAGGCCACCGAGACCGGGCGCTTTTCGCCCACAGGAGCCTGCGGCGTGTAGGCATTGACATAACCGCGATAGGTGCGGCGGATGCCAGCGACGACAAACTCGATCAGAACCATTTCTTCGGTCCCAGCCTCAGAGAGCCCCGCGAGTTCATCGAGCAGCAGATCGCCCTCATCCTCGGCCCAAAGCTGTTTATCGAGCGAATAATCAGCCGCAGCCATCAGGCCCGGTTTGGTCTCACGCGAGCGCCCCGGTGATTGCTGATGGGTCATATCCAGATCTTCGGGAGCCCGCTCCGGCATGGGCAGGTTTTCGATGCCGTAGATCTGGGTGAAGGTGGGCTCGCCACCGCCCGAGGCAAAACGGCCAACGTAGAGCTGGTCATCCCAGCTGACATCGGCCTGCGAATAGCGTTCAGCCATGTTCGCGTCTCCAATTCGTGATGAAATCCATGGAAATCCAATAGGGGCGATCCACCGCCTGCTGGTCCTTATTGCTGCGCTGCTGCGCCAAGGTGATGAGCCTGAAGCCGCCACCCTGATAGCCGCGCAAGATCCCCTGCACGGCGCGGGCGGCAGCCATCGCCCCGCCAAAGGTCAGATCGTAAACATCGACCTGCACCCGACCCTGCCAGAGGCCATCCGGCCCTTGCTGGGTCAGCCCATCCACACTGTCGATGAGATGCAGCGCGATAGCGGGCGGGCGGGCCCCCTGAGGCACCTCGCCCCAATTGATCTTCTCTGCCGCCACGATCGCGGTCAGCGCTGCCGAGCCTTGCAGCAGCGCACGAAACTCTTCTTCCACCGCTTAAGCCTCCCAACCATTGCGCTTGGCCTGCCGCTTGGCCGCCTTCTCTATCTCCTTCATCAGAAGGGGGCCGAGGCGGGCCACGGTGGGTCGCGCCTCGGCATCAAAGGCCGGGCGCATGAAGGGCTGTGGGGCCGTGCCGGGATGCTTGGCTCCCTTGAACACCCCACCGACAATGTGCGGCGCTGTGCCGAATTCAACGAGGTGGCCATGCCGCCCCCCTGCCCCTTTTTTATAGGAAGGCCCGACAAACAGCTCGATCGAGGACCGCTCATCTTCCGTAAGTTTGCGTTGCCTGCTCTTCTGGCTCTTGTTCAAAAGACCGCCGATGATGATTGAATCGCGCAGATCCCCATCATCAACAGGGGCAATCGACTTTGCCAAATCGCGCATTGGCTCAGCAGCCTTGCGCAGAGATTTGCGCAGGACGGATTTACCGACCGATTTGGAAAGGTTGTCGAGCGCCTTTTCCAGTTCAGCCAAGCCCTGCACATGCATTCGGGTCGTATTCGCCATCAATCCACCCTCGCTTGAAACACGCAAATCATTCATGGACCTCCGAGGCTGTGATCTCGAAGCCGACATGACGGCCAAGCTCCTTGATCCCGACAATGCCGTAGGTCCGCCCCTCGCAAACGAGCCGGTCTTTATGCGTGATTTGAGCCGTGAAAGGCGAATGCCGGACGGTAAACCGCGCGACAGCCTCGACCCCTACAACTCCCGCAGCATATCGCTCTGCATCCCGGACCACCTGAAGACCAGCCCGCAGCGGACTTCCCAGAGCAGAAAAAGGACCGGGCCGAGACTGAAAGCCGTCGTCCACATCTTCAGCTCGCATGAACTGGACGCGCCACTGCCGCCCGCCCGGCCTGACATCTGCGCCCATCACCAAGCCCCCCTGCGGTGGTTGCTCAGAAGACTATCGACTGTTGTCCAGATCGGTTGCACGGCGTTTTCGCGCACATCATCCCAACCGCCGATCAGCAAGAGCATGGCGTTGCTCACATCCTTCGGACAGCGCCCACCGAAACTGCCCGTCACGCTAATGCGCGATCCCTGCTGGATCTGCGGCCATGCCATGCCTGGCCGTAAATCAATGCGAGGTTCGAGCCCGTCCGCGCGCAGAATGAACACCTCTTCGCCCAGGCTCTGCGCCTCTCCAGCGCCATCGACATAAGCAATCGCCGTGATCGAGGCGGCGGGCGCGGCGGGCAACCGCGCAAAATCTGCAAAGCTGTCGCAAGCCCACTCCATGGAATGCGCGGCAAACGACTGATTACAATAGGCCTCGACATGCGCACGCGCCGCGGAAACCTGCAAATCGTGATCCGCAGGATCCTCATCCGGGTTCAGCCGCAACTGGCGAGACACCTCGGCGGGAGTGACCGCCTCCTCCGTCACCTCATCGGAAACCGCATACCACATGATCAGGCCTTCGCGCGCTTTTCAGGGGCGCGCTTCTTGGTGGCGGTTTCAGGCTCTGCATCGACCGCGACAGCAAAACCCGCCTCGATCAGCCGAATAGCCTCAGGCTGAGGGAACTCGCGCTCATCGCCGGGTGCGAGGTTATAATCCGGCCCGCTCAGGCCGGTCAGCATCTTAAGCTTCATCTTGCCCTCCAAAGAATAAAGGCGGGGCCGAAACCCCGCCTTGATGACTTAGGCAGCGGTGATCAGATGCTTGACAGCAGCAGTATCACCGAGCTCACCGTCAAAGCGGATCAGACCCGCCATGCCGAGATCCGGCCAGAAGCGCTCGCGCAGAACGCCGATTACTGGAGTGCCCACCTTGCGGACAAAATACTTGCCGAAATCGCCGAAGATCATCGGTTTCGAGGCAGCGGTAAGGCCGTCCATCGCCTGGTTGATGCTGTAGCGATAGCCCAGCAAGGTGCCAGGGATACCGTTCTGGATATCGCCGCCGGTCCAGATATAGCGCCCTTCACCGTCCTTCAGCTTGCGGATCGCCGCCAGTGTCAGATCATTGAACATGAAGCGCGCTTTGGGCGACTGGCGATAAGCCGGGTTCACCGAATGGATCAGATCAATGATCTCATCGACCGTGATGGCAGCGGCTGCGGCGGTGGTCTTGCCCAGGGACGATGCGGTCACGATACCATTGGGATCACCAACGCCGTCACCGATAGTCAGCTCACGGTTGGCAATGCGTCCGAGGCGTTCCCCCAGCAGCTCCCCCAACAGGCTTTCGAAGTTGAAGATGCTGTCCTGCCCCAGTTCCATCGACCAGCGCACGAATTCGGTATCGTAGACATAGGCGTCGAGCGACTTTTGCCCGAAGGTGACATCCTTGCCGCCATCATCGGTCAGGGCGGCACCTTCGGTATGCTTTTCTGCCGTCACCGCCGTGTCATCCACCGTCGGGATTTTCACCGGATTGCCCGATGCCGTGATCATGGTGGTGGTGATCGCCTCATCATACATCGGGCCCCAAGCCGACATGGACTTGATGATCTGGTTGGCCAGCTCGGTCGGAACCGTGAAGCCGCCCGCCGTAGTGGTGCCGGTGTTTTGCGCCCGCATCTCTTGGGCGCCGGCCTTCAACACCGAGCGCTCTTCGGCGCTGAGTTCGTTCACATCAGCGCCACGGGTGACATATTTGTGGAAGACCTCACGGTATTCCAGCTTGTCGCCGTCATCCTGGCCACGGCCTTCACCTCCGGAAATCGGGCGCTGGCGCGAGCGCTGCTCTTCCTCCGCATCCGCCGCGCGCTTTTCAGCGTCAGCCATGCGCTGCTCGCGCTTGATCTGGCCTTCAACCTTGTCGAAATCAGCCATGATCGTGTCATGGCGCTGATCCAGCTCGGCCGCACGGCTTTCGTCGGTATTCTTGGTGATTTCATCCAGCGCCGAGCGGGCCTCGGTCACCAATTTATTGCGCTTTTCGATCAGGTCTTTGAGAGCCATCTGGGCCTCCTATGCAAATATCACGCAGAAAAATCCGCCTGAAGCGGGTAAAAGGCAGGTGCGCGCTGCCCACTCCGGGAAAGCCCGGGTCAGTTCAGAGGATGCCGCGGAAACGCGACTCAGCATTGGCGCGGCGTGCCGAGATCCGGCACTCCGCTGCGGTGAAGTTTTTGGCTCGGCGCTCTTTGCGGGCCGCGTCCAACGACCGCATGGCGATCGAGGTGCCGTCATAAGCAGGTTCAGACACGATACTGACCTCGCGCAGCTCGACCTCATGGATCGTGCGTTTGGGCGTGTCGCCGGTTTCATCCCATTCTTCGCGGGTAACTCGGAAGCCAAAGGACATGCCGCGAATATCGCCGCGCTCGATCAGCGTGCGCACATCACGGCCATCCGACGTATCGGGCAGATCAATTTCAACCGCGAGGCCTCGGGCATCCTCGGATAGACGCAGGGTGCCGCTCGTCGAACGACCAAGGATGCGGCCCCGGTCATGGTCAAAGTAAGCCAGGACATCGGCGACCTGCAGCGTCTTGGTGAATGCGCCCCGTGCCAGAACCTCATCGAAATAGCCACCGATGCTGGTAACTTCACCAAAGACCGCAGCATAGCCGCCGACGGTCATCTTGCCATCAGCATCCGCACGGCGCTCCACCGGCAGGATGATGGATCGTTTTTCGTCCTCAGGTTTCGTCGACATCATCATCTCCATCATCCGCAGCAGGCGGGGCGTCATCCTCGGGCGGCGTGGCATCATCGTTCGGAGGCGCGCCCACTGCGGCGGTCCCCAGAACCACCGTTGCACCTTGCACCAGCAGCTCATCAGCTGCCGGATTGCTGTGGCGCGGCCTGTTCTCCAAGGCGCGCGCCTCGTTCGGTGTAATCTGCCCGGTCTGGATCCCGCGCGCGATGCCCTCGATCCGGGTCTTGAAATCGCCGCGCATCAAGCCCGAAAGGTTGTGCTCGATAAAGCGACCGCCCACAGACCGCGCGGAGTTGCGCCCGAACAGCTTCAAATTGGCCTCGCCTTCGAAGGCCTTCACCCATTGGCTCAGCAGATGCTTTATCAAGCTGAGATCCTGCTGCTCGACATTGGCGAAGGTGCCCTTACTCAAGTCCTGCAAGAAGACAGGCGGCAACTGCCATGCTCGAGAAATCTCCTGGATCTGAAACAGGCGGGCCTCTGTCATCTGGCCCTTGGCCGGATCGAAACCGACCGGCTTCAATTCGTGCCCAGGCGGAATTGGGAACACCGGCTTTTGCGATGACTTGGCCGCGTCAATCGCGCGGGTCATGTCGCCCATGGCCCGCTTCAGGCCGTCAGCCCCTTGCGGCAGCGGCCCCGATAGCGCCAGCGGCGGGACACCGCCACCAGCAAAGAAATTGCTGCCGTAATCGTTCATGGCCAGCGCGAGCTGGATGGCCTTTCGCGCCTTGTTGATCGGGCCATCATGCCCGATCATGTCTTCCTTGAGCATGAAAGGCACATCGATCACATCGGCGGCGGGGTATTTCTTACCCTCGAAAGTATAGACCAGCCGCATGTTGACGCGCTTGACGCTGACCTTGCGCGGATCCATCGGCCAGATCCCGACAACCTCTTCGCCCTTGCGCTCGATCCACGCGAGACCGCGCCCGCCGGTGAACACCTGCTGCCAGAAATACTGGCGCATTTTAAAGCTATCCATCTCCTCATTGGGAAATTCGCCGACGGTCAGCGCGGTTTCTCCGGTCAGGCGCTCTGACCCATCCGCCGTCCTTCGGAATGCATGCAGCGGGATCGCTGCCAGCGTCCGTGACAGGAACGTCACCGCACAAAGCACCGCCGGAACGGTCAGCGCATTGGCGATTGTGACGTGAGGCAGCGCCGCGCTCTCTACCCCGAAGAACGACAGGATATTTTCGGAGCTGATCGCTACCGTCGGGCTCTCTACCGACGCCGCCCGCGTTTCACGGCGCCGCACTTCCAAGCCAAAAAGGTTCATGTGCCCACCAAACTGAAATCAGGATCATCCCAAGGGGAGACCACAACCTCTTCCTCATCCGGATATTCAATCGCCCAGAGCGCGTTGATCAGCGCGACCACGCCATCGATCTTGTCCTCAGGATTGGCCCGGGTCGGGAAGATGTAATCGCCGCCCACCACTTTCTTTTGCAGAACGTTCCCGGCCATCCATTCCAGCACAGGATCGCCGTCGGTGATGAGACGCCCGTCATCAACCGCAGAAATCAGCCGGTTGAAGGGTTCGTTCATATTGCGCGCCTTGGTCTGCAATTCGACGCAGGTCAGACCCTTCGCCTCGAATGTCGCCACCATCTGGTGAGCGAACTGCGGGTCATAAATGACCTGTTGGATATTGAGGTTGAGCAGCGGAAACTCGAACTCATCCGAACCCTCTCCGACCAGGGACAAAACATAGGCCTGAACCATGTTCAGATCGAGCTCGCCCGCTTCAGGGGTGGTCAGGATCTTCCCCTGTTCCGCCCAAGCCAACAGCTGCTCATTACCGGGAGCCTCAAGCACCGCCCGGTTCAGGAAATGCCTGGCAAAAGCGTAGAGTTTGCGCCCCCGCAAAAACACCACCACCACATCTGCAAAGTCCTGCCGCGTGGCGAGATCGATGCCGACATAACAAGGCTCGCCCGCGAAATCCGCGATCGAGAGGCTGGGGTCAAAGGCAGCGCGCCATTTGGTCAGATCGAGCGCCGAGGCCCCGACGCTGGTCCAAATGTCGAGGTGCTTGCGCAGAAACTCCCCCATGGCGACGGGCGAAGCGCTGGCTTTCGTCCATTGCCGCTGCATGTATTCCAGACCCTTCGCGCGCCCGAGGCCCGGGTTGGCCTTCGCCCAGGTCACCGGATCGCCCGGATCATCGCCTTCGTCCGCCTCATAGATCAGGCCAAAGTATTCCTCATCGACCTGCGTGCGGTTGAGGATGCGGGTGAGATAGGTCCGCTGCTCATAGCAAACCCCCGCCGTATTGCTGCCTGCGGTGGTGATCGCGATCAGCAAGGGCTGTTCGCGCGCACCGAGGGCCGAATCCATCGAATCCCAGACATCGCGGTTCTGGTGCTCGTGCAGCTCATCCACGATCGCGCAATGCGGGTTCTTGCCGTCCTGCGATTTGGTCTGGGCCGCGACCGGGCGAAACACGGCGGCTTCGTCCGGCGTTTTGATCCGGTGCTGCTCGACGGTGAGGCCAAGCGCCTCGACTGCGGGCTTTCCATCGACCTGTGCGCGCAGGATCATGTTGCGGGCAGATTCGAAAACGATGCGCGCCTGATCGCTGTTGCTGGCGGCCGAATAAACTTCGGCCCCCGGCTCACCATCCACGATCAGAAAATAGAGCCCCATCGCAGAGAGCAGCGTGGACTTGCCCTGTTTGCGCGGCACCTCGACATAGGCCGTTTTGAAACGGCGCATGCCGGTCTCAGCATGAAGCCAACCCGCGATATTGGCGATCAGAAAGCACTGCCAGTCATCCAGCCTTACCAGCTCACGCTGCGCGGCCCACCGACCCTTGATGTGCGGCATGGCCTCGATGAACGCGGCCATATGCTCGGCAGCGTCGGGATCGAAGACATAGGGAAACTCGGGCCTGCACTGGCGATCGAGATCATCAAGGAAGCGCTGGCAGGCCTGAATGACCTTCCTGCAGGACGGCATCCCGCCCGACACAACCAAGTCAGCATAGGCCACCGCACGATCGCTACAGGACAGCAGCAATGACAAGGATCCATCAGCCACCGATTGCCCTCCGACGCGGGATGAAAGGCGTCACGGCGCTGGCTGGCTCGGCGCGCACGGCCACCGGCGCGGCGTTGCCGCCATCAGTCAGCACATCCATGAAGGAGGTCTGGGCAGAGCCGAGGCTTTCCTTGCGCGACGCGGGTGTGAAAAACAGCTCTCGTTCCAGCGGCGTGAGGAGCTTGTCCAGATAAGCAAGCTGCTGCGCTTTTGGCGAACCAAAGCCTTTCTCGTCCTCATCGGCATCTGTTTCCAGATCGAAGTTGAGATCGTCCCACTTCACGCGGCGCACAACATAGCGCTGGACCTGAAGCCAGACCGCTTCATCGAACATTCCGTCGCGCAACAGCACGGCCACGAGCGCGCGGACAAGTTCCATATGGCGTTCGGTGAAATAATCCGGGACCGGCGGTAGCCGATCAAGAATGTCATCGATCTTCAATGTCTTAACCATGCTAACTACCCCCCCCCTTTCAAAATGGTGCGCGCGAGAATTTGACTACCCCCGCCGGTCCGGGGTCGATCGACTAAAATTTAGACCCCTCCCCCTCCCCGCAGGGATCAAGAGGACGCCCGGTGGCTCATCGCTCCCACCGCCTGACCAGATCGATCAGCGCTTTCGATGTCTCAGCCCGCGCTGGGTCAAAGCGGATGCGGTCAATGCAGATGGCGGCGGTTACATCGAGAACCTTGAGCTCAGCCTTTGGCCCGAGAGCCTCAAGCCACATCGCGCGCTCAGCCTTGCTTGGCGCGGTGACGACCAGCCAAGCCCTGCCTGCTACATCATCGGCAAGCGATCTGATCATCAGATCCCAATAAGCCATCGCCTTTCGGAATATTGCCTTGCGCTGATCGTAGCGTGTGCCGCCGACGCGAAGCTTGATCTCATCCAGGTCGATGACTTTGTCCCCCGGCCTCGCGCGATCCCGGACCCACGTCGTCTTGCCCGAGGCAGGAGGGCCGCAAACAATCGTGACCGGAATGGCTGATGGCCGGACACCGCGCGGGATGCTGTAACCCCATTGCTGGGGAATGATCAGTCGACCATCTGGACCAATCGACGGCTCGGCCTCAAGCCGCAAAGCAGCCTGAGCCGCTGCACCTTCCCGCGCGGTCTTTGCCGCATGACAGGACCGGCACAAGGATTGCAGGTTGTCGAGGTCATCCGTGCCACCTTTGGACTTGGGCAGGATATGGTCAACACTATGAGCCGGAACTGGCCTGCCGCCGAGAAGACACTGAACGCAGAGGCGCTTGTCACGCTCAAGCGCGAGAAGGCGCAACTGATCCCAGGCCGAGCCGTAGCCGCGATCATGGCGGCTGCCAGCTTGCCCGTACCAACCGCCTGACGGCTTCCTTGCTTTGGTCTGGGCCTCATCGTCGACCTGATGTCTTTTGCACCGCGCCGTCCCGACGGCAACAATCGCCCGACATCCCGGGACCGCACAGGGCTTGCTGGGCATAATCGAACCAATGCTGTGATGAAATGCAAAGTGCCCGCGATGATCTCTCATCCGGGCACAGGAGTGGTAACGGCAACTAATCAAGGGGGGCTCATTTTGTCAACGCAAATTCTTCGCTTCATGCCAAGGTGCCAACGCGGGCAGATCATCGACAATGGAAACACCATCAAGACCAGCATCGTAAGAAACCTCCACCATCAGATGCAGCAGGGCACCATACCAAGCGAGATAGTTGCGCCGCTTGGCGGCAATCTGAGCCGCACTTGGCACCAGCATCACAGGACAGGCCAAAACCTCAACCTCGCGCATACCGCGACGAGAACTGACACGCTCGAGGCCGACAACCCGAGTTGCTGCATAAGGGCCGTGTTGATTTTGCCCTGCCCAGCTTTGTGGAACATAATGCTGCCGCTCATCCTGCCCCCAGTCCGGGCAACTGCGCGCGCGTGCCAACTCTGCAACCTGCATGGCCATGGCGCGCCCTCCAACGCTTGTCGGCAAAGCTTCGACAGCCGCCGCGATGATCTGTGCATCAGGATGCGGATCACTGGCTCCACCACCATCGACCCTACAGCCCAACTCACGCTGCTTTTGCAAACGCCACACGCTATCAGCCGCAGGCCGTTCAAATTCTTTTGCCCCAAACTGGTCAAAATCCAGCTGCGCGCATTCCGTGGCGAAGGCCCATTCAAGCGCTTGCTGGATCGTCATCTCACGAACCATGCTGCGCGGTCGCGTCCAGATCGC